ATGGATCAAACACTACAACAAACAATATGTTTAGTGTTAAGTATCAATTATTTTTAAATGATATTTATGGATTAGGATCCACTGAAATTCTAAGTTATGCAATGACTAAGAGGTACTTAGAAGACCTTGATTTTGCATTGAATACGGAGAAGCAAATTAGGTTTAATCAGAGACAAGATAGATTATATTTGGACATTGACTGGGGAAGTGTAAGCGTTAATGATTATCTAATTTTAGATTGCTATAGAACTATTGATCCTTCAGACTTCTCTAGAGTTTATAATGATTCATTTTTAAAAAGATATTTAACTGCATTGATCAAAAGACAATGGGGTCAAAATTTAATTAAATTCCAAGGAGTAAAACTTCCAGGTGGAACTGAATTAAATGGAAGGCAAATTTATGATGATGGAATGAGAGATCTCGAAATAATCAGGGAGCAGATGTCTAACACATATGAACTTCCACCTCTTGATATGATCGGATAAGGATTATGTTAAATCCATTTTTTCAACAAGGTTCATCAGGTGAACAAAATCTTGTACAAGATTTGATTAATGAGCAATTAAGAATATATGGGATTGATGTGCATTATATGCCTAGAGCATATTTGCATACTAATAATATTATTAGAGAAACTGTTTCGTCTGCATTTGACGATGCATATCCGATTGAGGCTTATGTTGAAAGTTATGAAGGATATGGAGATAATCCAACATTACTTACCAAATTTGGATTACAAGCAACTAATGAGATAACTTTAATTATTTCAAAGGAAAGATTTGAAAATTATATTTCTCCTTTGATGGAAAATGAGCCAAATAATAAAAGACTTAGGACTAGACCAAAAGAAGGTGATTTAATATATTTTCCTCTTGGTGATCGTTTATTTGAAATTAAATATGTTGAGCACGAAAAACCATTCTATCAACTACAAAAAAATTATGTTTATGAGTTGAGATGTGAACTCTTCCGTTACGAAAATGAGGTCATTGATACTGGTATCGACGAGATTGATGATGAATTGATACAAGATGGAAATTTTGGAACTGGACTTACTGAGGATAATGATCTTGCCGTTGTTCTTGGTACTGCTACACTTCTTCTTGTTGTTGGCACAGGAGTTACCGCACAAGCATCAACATCACTTGTAAATAATGGAGTTAGATTCTTAAGACTTACAAATAGAGGAGGTGGATATAGTTATAAACCATCTATTGGAATATCATCTGCTCCATCTGGAGGGATAACAGGTATTGGATCTGTTGTTCATATGATTGGTGGAATTACAGTCTGTGATAAAAATACTAATGCTAAAAGAAAATCTGTTCAAACCATTGGTATAGTAAATCCAGGAACAGGATACACATCAGCACCAAAAGTAAAAATTTCTGGTGCTGGAGGGTCAGGAGCTGCAGCAACATCAGGAATTTCTACAACAGGCGGCGTAGGCATTGTAACCTTAAGCAATGTTGGTGCTGGATATTATGGAAGTCCGACTGTCACATTCTCTACGCCAAAACATGTGGGTGCTGCTGCCACTGCAATTATTGATTCTCCAGTTGTTGGTGGTGGAGTTAGTGTCCTATCTGCACCCATAAGCATTGGCGCAAGCGCATTCCTGTTCCCTGGAGGCACCACTGGAGGTGCTTTCTATAGAGTGGCACCTACGGTTACTTTCTCAGCTCCTACAGGCACTGGCTTGGGAGCCACAGCGTCTGCAACAATCAATGCGTTCTCATTGTATGGAGGAAATGTTACTAACATTTCTATAGGATTCTCCGGTAAGTTTTATTCCAGTGCCCCTACAGTTACGATATCCAGTCCAGGATTTGCAGGAGCAGCTGCAACAATCGCTCTTGCTGGAGATCCTGGATTTGCATATACAACGGGATCTGCACTTGATAATACTACAGTTTCTATTTCGACAGGAGGTAGAGCATATACTTCAGCACCAACAGTCACAGTTGGTCTTGGAACTGGAACAGTAAGTCCATCCACAACTGCTGTAGGTATTGCTACGATTAGTTCTGTTGGTGTTGTTACCGGATTGACATTTGATCCAACAGAATCTTGGGCAGTTGGCACTAGTGCGACCGTTGGTTCTGGATATACTGTTGCACCATCAATTTCATTTGGTTCTCCATCTCCAGTCACAGCAACAGCAACTGCGACAGTATCTTTGGCAGGAACAGTTACTTCTATTGCTATTGGTAACAGTGGATTTGGTTATAATCAAACACCAACTGTTACTATTGCACAACCAACTGGTGTCAGCACAAGTTTCACAGCAACAGGTATTGCAACCATGAGATTTGATTCCTTGAAGTATCAAGGAACAGTTGGTATTGGATCCACTACAATTACAGGCATTAACACTCTTGGTGTTATCGTTGGAGATAGAGTAAGACTTGGCGTTGGATTTAGTGATACTTATAATTTCCTTGCATCAAATGCGTTTATTTCTGGCATTGGACAAAGCACACTTGTAATGTCAACTGCTGCAACGAATGTTGGAATAGCCACATCCGTATTTGAACTTGGCAGAGAAAACTGTGGCGTCGTCACTGGAATTGTAATGACTTATGGTGGCGGTGGATATTTATCGCCCCCAACAGTTTCAATTTCTAACACAGTTGGTGATAAAAATTATATTGACTATCATGCCACATTGGGTATTGCGACAGCAACCGGTATTTCTACAATAACTGCTGCAGGAAAATTAGATAAGATTTATATTACCGATAGTGGTTTTGGTTATGTGATACCTCCAACTATTACAATTGGAGACCCTGGTGCAGATGGTGTTGGCACTTTTAAATTTAATGAAGTTGTTACTGGACAAACCAGCGGATCAACTGCCAGAGTAAAGATCTGGAACGCAGACGAAAATTATCTAGAGGTTACAAATATAGTTGGTCAATTTATTCCAGGAGAAGTTATAGAAGGTGAAGAATCTGGAGCAACACAAGTTCTTATTGGTGAGGAGTATGTTCCTTTTGCCGGTCAATATGGGAAAAATGCTGAAATTGAAAGAGATGCTGATTTAATACTAGACTTTAGTGAAGAGAACCCATTTGGTACTCCATAAATAAAAATATCTTAATAGGCAGAGTATTGTGGGTTTGAGGCATGTTTGAATATTTTTACAACGAAATTTTAAGAAGAACGATCATTTCTTTCGGAACTTTGTTTAATGCTATAGAGATTAAACAACCGACTGGTAGTGGTGAAACTCTTAAAAGTTCTGTGCGAGTCCCTTTAGCTTATGGACCTACTCAAAAGTTTTTAGCAAGACTCGAACAGTCTCCCGATTTGAGCAAAGGAACTGCAATAACTTTGCCTAGAATGTCATTTGAGTTTACTGGATTAACATACGATCAAACAAGAAAAGTAACTACAACACAGCAGTTTACTGTTAAAGATCCTGATAATGATACTGGCGTCAAAAAGATGTTTATGCCAGTTCCTTATAATATGCAATTTGAATTGAGCATCATGACTAAGTTAAATGATGATGCTCTTCAAATTCTTGAACAAATTCTTCCATATTTTCAACCACAATACAACCTAACAGTAAATCTGGTTGGTTCTATTTCAGAAAAAAGAGATATTCCCGTGGTGTTAGAAAACATCACGATGCAAGATGACTATGAGGGAGATTTTACAAGCCGTAGAGTTCTTCTTTATACTTTGAGATTCACAGCGAAAACTTATTTGTTTGGTCCAGTTTCTTCTGCAACAAACGATATTATCAAAAAGGCTGCTATCTCTTACTACTCTGGAGATTCTAAGAGCACGACCCGTGATATCACTTATAGTGCATTGCCAAGAGCGATCAAGGATTATACCGGAGATGTGGTAACAAACCTTGCTCAAGATATTGATAACTCAGTTACAGAATTTAATGTAGATGATGGTACTGCCATCTCTGTCAAAAAATACATTGAGATTGATGGCGAAGAGATGTTTGTTACTAAGATATCTGGGAACAAAATTGTTGTTGAAAGAGGAAAAGACGGAACAACTATTTCTTCTCACCTTAGAGGCGATCCAATCAAAGGAATTGATTATACAGCAAGAGAAGATAGTGATCTCATAGAATTTGGAGATGACTTTGGATTTAGTGGTTCGATTTCATGAAAATGACTAAAAAATATGATGGATTAGATGATGCTTTTAATGTTGAAACTGAAATAGTTTCTGCAGAAAAGGAATCAATAGAGGTTGCAAAAAAATTAGAAAAACAAAAAAGTGATGTTGACAAAGATTATGAATACACAAGGGGAAATTTATATTCTATAATTGAAAAGGGTCAAGAAGCAATCAATGGTATTCTTGAGTTAGCTCAAGAAAGTGAGATGCCTAGAGCATATGAAGTTGCTGGTCAATTAATTAAAAATGTTGCCGATGCAACGGATAAATTATTAGATCTTCAGAAAAAACTAAAAGATGTTAATGAAGAATCTAAAAAAGGTCCTACGAATGTAACTAACGCATTATTTGTTGGATCTACTTCAGATCTGTCCAAATTTCTCAAATCCCAAAATGAGGGTACAGAGAAAAAATAAATATAACTATAGCTGGGGTAATATTAAGTGGCATTAAAGAAGCCTTCCGATTTTTATATTAAACCTGAAGAAAAGAGTTCTTTTGATTCTTTGAAGGAAGAACTGTCTTCTTCTAAACCAAAGAAGATTGAAAAGATCTCAGAGGCTTTTGATGCGTTTAAAACTAATCTGAATAACATTCAGTCAATTACTGACTTTTCTTCAACATTTGAAAACTTTAAAGAGAATGTTGAGAAGGTTGAAACTATATCGAATGAACTTGGAGAAGTAAAAAAAGAGATTCAAACTTTAATCAAAAAAGAGGATTTAGATAATGCCATGATGGCACACCTCTTTTTTGTAGAGGAAGCAATTGAAAAGATTGAGGATAAGATATCAGGAATTAATGAAGATATTGTCAATCGTATTACTAATGATTTTTTAAATTTATCCGAAAGAGTCAATGATTTTCTGGAAATAGATGCTCCAGAATATAAAAAATTAATTTCAAATTCTGAAATTAAAATTGATGATAGATTTTTAAATTTAAAGTCTGATGTAGAATCTTGCCTTCAAGAATTTAACGATGAAGTAAATAGTGAATTAAAGTCCATTGTAGAGAATGTAGAGACTATCAATGAAGATAGTCTGACCACTATAAGGAAAGAAGTTGGAGATATTGCAGTAATTGTTGATAATATTCTGGAAAATGATTTACCAGGATACAAAAAGTTTTTTGCCGAAACTGAGTTAAGAACGGAAGAAAAACTTAACGATGCACAAAATATTTTTGATGAAAAGATTAATTTTATTAATCAAACTTATCATGAAAGATTAGAAGAATTAAATAACACTGTTAAGCAATTTACTGACACAGAAATTCCAAAATACAGCAAAATGCTGGTGGAATCTAAATTAAAATCAGAAGAGGAAGTCAAAGAATTAGAAAAATCTGTTCTGAAAAAGGTCAGTGATTTAACAGAACAAATTGAAAATCTCTACAAAGTTAACAATATCAAAGAAACTGATATTGATTCCCTTTTAGAAAAAGTTCAAACAACTATTCAAGAATCAAAGAATCAAACTGGAGAAATCTTTGAATCCTATGCGAGATTATGCAAGGATTCTAAAAAAAGAGAAGTATCTGAAGATAAAAAACTAAAGGCATTTTCTGGTAGGTTAGAAGATTTTGCAAAAAAACTTGAAAATATAGAAGAAACTACAGTTCAAGATGTTCTTGAACTTCAAGCTAATCTTGATATAAGCACTTCTGCATACCATGAAAAATTAAAAAAAGAAGTTTATAAGTTTGAAGAGGAATTAGTTGAGCAGATTAAAGATCTTGAAGTTAATTTAAGCACTAATGAAGTTCATATTAAAAAACAAAATGAATACATTGAAAACATCAAGGAAGAAGTTCAGGATGTAATCAGTAAACTTCATATTGATTCTATTGAAGAGAAGAACAAGGCTCTTATTGAAAAGGTAAATCATATTGAAAATGTTCTTTCTAAGTTTAGTGAAAAGGCACTCCTGACTGAAGACACCCCTATCACTCCAGGAAGTCCTAGTACTAAAACTGATGATCCTC